GCAGGATTGTCAAGAGTTATTTTTAGATGTCGTCTATTTCTTCGCCGGTCTTGCCTTCTGATGCCTCTTTGTCTTTTGGACTTAAAGCAGTTTCTGGGCCTATTTTTAAGGTTTCCCAGTCTACCGTGGAAGTAAACGACTGCATTGAGGCACTACGCATTTTGACACAGTTAAAACTAATACAAGAATCTTCCTGTGTCCAAGTTTCAAGAGCATACGCAGCATCGGCTGCATCGAGGATGCCTTTTGCAAAGCGAGCTTCTCCAGTCGAGTCCGTTTGATACGGAGAGAAGACAGGGACTTCGAACTCCTGTGCCATTGCTTTTAGTGCTTTACTTACTTCTATCTGTTCTGTCCAATCATACTGACCCCCACGACTTGGAAGGCTAGAGCGTCTTACTTGATTCAAATAGTCAACAATGATAATGCCTAGGTTGGCATTGCCTTTTACTTTTTTATTCACTTCGGCACGTATCGTAGATAGTGTTAGTCCGGAATCATATTGAATATCTAAGTGAGTCGGGAGAAGCTCATAGTTATTCGTTAATGATCTGTGAAATTCAGTAAATTGTCTATGCTGTCTATACTCTTTCAGACACTCTGTTCCATCTTTAAATCGGGATGCCCACCAGGTTGCGACTTTCTCCCATTCGGTTACACTAATATTTTTTAGTCTTAGTCGAGAGAAGGGCACACCCGTTGCGATTGAGCAACAACGCTGTAAAATTGAACGACTATCCATTTCAATAGTGAAGTAAATCGCTGACTTTCCAGAAGCTACAATGTTATTAGCAATGTTAGCACAAGTCAACGACTTACCAGCACCACGTCGACCGCCTACTAATATCAAGTCTCTAGGAGAGAATTGAATATTGTAGTCATACTCGTCATTGAGTCCGAGAGCGACATAGCGAGCCATGTCTTCTTCAGATTCCCACAAGTCAATATATTGCATACTTTCTTGGGGATCTTTTAGGTCAACTTTATCTTCAATGTCCATTACTATCTGATGAAGATGTGCTATAGTTTCTTCTGCATCTTCAAAAGCAACCGACTTGTCGATATATTTTTCAAGGGAAACAAGTACCTCTTTCTGAGTAAACTCATTTTTAAGATAGTCCAAAAGCATTGCTGCATCTGAACTTACTTCTTCACTATTTTTAATAGCTATGAGTTTGTCTCGTGTAGAACTATCACGAAGTCCTAATTCCAAGTCCTCAAAAGATGGCATCTTATGATACTTGTCACAATGCTTATCTATTTCATTCCACAGAGTATGGTACTCTGAAGACAAATAGTGTTTACGAAGCAGATTCCAGGTCTCAAAATCCTGTCGTAAAATAACCTGCTTTATTAAAGCACTAGATAAATTCACTCGTTCCCCCGAACATAAGAAAACTACCGAGCAAAAGCTCGGTAGTCTCTTTACTACTCAAATTACTCTGCGGCAGCGGCCTTAGCGGCTTTAGCAGCACCGTCATAATCAGCAGCACTGATACCACGGCGAGTCAGCATGGTCTTAACACCACGGACAGTCTTACCAATAGTCTCTGCGATTTCCTCAACAGTCATTGAGGCAATATCATTTACAGAAGCCAGCGGATCTTCCTTAGAAGAGCCTTTGGTAGTTTCCTGACGCGGAATAGCATCAATGGCACCGGCACGAAGCAGGCTCAGAGCCTTGCCGCGAACAGAGTTTACAGTACGGCCCATTGCTTCGGCAAGTTCTTCTACAGAAGCGCCATTGCCACACATTTGGATGAAGGTTGTTTCTTCAGCGTCTGAGTAGGTTTTTACAGACTCCTTCGGGGGAGTCGGTTTTACATGACCAGTGAGTTCCAGAGACAAAATCTTGCCCTGAATCTGCTTGGCAGTAAATGCACCATTCTGGAAGTACTGTGCAACTTCAGCATAGGTGTACTGACCAGAATTATCTTCAACAAAAGCAGCCAAGGTGCTTGCCTGCTCATCTGTGAAGGCTTTGGTGTGAGAAGCAGAAGCAAGTTCTACTTCGAAGCCCATTTTACGCAGTTTGCTAGAAACTGAACGGGCACTGGTTTCAAGCTGTTCTGCTGCTTCTGCAACAGTAGCCTGGGATACGGGGCTTTCGTTACCAACGAAAGAAGTAAGAGCGTTTACACGCTCGTCAGTCCACTTGGGAGCTGCCATAATTATTCTCCAATAAAAGCTAAAAGGTTTTCAACTATTGTTACGCCAGACTGTCTGGCTTTAAGGGTTTTTGCGGACTCTACGCCGCTTTCATTCACTAGAATTGTCACATCCTTGGTGACTGAAGTTTTTACAGTATAGCCAAGATTGTTGAGTACTTTTTCCGCTTCGGCTTTTGTCTTAAAAGATTTTAATTTGCCCGAAATACATACAGTACCTTTACTGCTTGAAACTACCTGTTTCTTTCCGAATTTGAAATCAAAGAACTCCATTAAACATTCATACTCAGAAAACTCTGTATGAATCCACTCCATAAGATTTTCTGTAGCCTTTGGGCCAAGTCCTGCTGCTAAGCAGTCTTCCTCTGTAAGATCTCCGATATACTTTTCAGTGGCCATCAGTTTTTCTGATGCAGTCTTACCAATCAAAGGAATACTGAAAGCAGGAAGAATTGTCTCCGCTGTTGCGTTTTTTGAGTTCTGGATTTCTTCGTACAACTTAGTTCCTAACTTTTCGGAATCAAGAGCTTCGACTATTTCCTCTTTTTTAAGGGCATAAATATCACTAATACTACTAAAACCGATCTTAGCAATAGCGGCAGGGCCAAGCCCTTTTATTTTAAGAGTTTTTGCGAAGTGTTCAACCTTTTTGTCAGATTGAGCAGGACAACCTCTGTTAATACAGTACAGAAGGTGATTTTTCCAAGCAAGAACTGACTGACACGATGGGCAGTTAGTTGGAACTTGAATTTTTGTCACTGATGTTTCCTCTAAGTTTGAAAGTATATTATACGCAGATTTTAAGTAAAAGTCAAGAATTATTTTTTTGATGGTCATTCTACCCGACAAACCACACGAGGAATAATTTCGCCACTGCGAATTACCTCA